CACAAGGTAATAAAATGACTAAGTCTGAGTATGATACAAAGATAGCCAATAATGAAGAAGTGTATATAGCTGCTTTTGTAGGATGTACTTATCATTGTGGTTAATTTGGATGATTATATTTTCATCGGTTATTACATTCCTCCCTTTTGAAACGAGTTCAAGAATTAGAGCAATCTATCCTAATTGATATTTTATCAACATACAATACATTTCATAACATAATGAATTTATAAAATGTATTTATTAACGCACGATTCCAAAAGCACCCAATTTACAACTGCAACTATTCGCATCTGTATGACCTTTATGTAATGCACATTTACACTCATTTTTCATATTTGCGCTTGCGTTAGCATCACTATCCCAACCACGATTCCAAATATTCAATGGCTCAGGTGTAGGCACTGAAGGGTCTGCTCTACACGTCATAGGTAATCGGTTTGTTCGTAGATTCGTATCCTTACATACAGGAAATGTAGGACATCCACCTACTACTTTCTCCATATTAAACACGGGTTGTCTACCGGGAAGAACCAATTGATTATATCTTGGTTTTGTATTTGTTATACTATTTAAAAGAGCATATTGTTGATTCTGTGTTAATGTGTTTGATGCAAATACCGGTGGTTGACGAGTAGTATTATTATCAACACGAAGACGAGTAGACACATGTTTATATTTTAAATAATCACTTTGAGACATTTTTAACCTTATATACATACACACGATATTTTGTATTTCAATACAGGCTCGTTATAATTCTTCGTTTTTGATAAGTGTATTTTCTTGTAAATATTGTTTTGTCATGAAATACCCACCATATGCTACAATCATACCTAATACAGCACCTACCCCTAATTGTTCCATCGTATGGCGTCTATATTTCCAACGTTGATATATAGTTAAACCAGCAATAAATAATTCACCTATTAACCACGCTGGGGATTCTTTGACTAAATATAAAAATGTTAGCGATGAAAATACTGACTGAGCGTGTGCAGATGGCATTCCATACAGTTCAGTACCCGTATAGTTCTCATTCATTATACTTTCACCGTCATTAGGTCTTGGTTGTTTCACAATTACCTTTACTATTTTGTTAATAATAGAATTCGTCACAAATACAACTAAATACGCACACCAAAACCCATTATTACCCCATAGCTGCCACACGCCAATACCAAATAGTATGAATGGACCCAAAAATCCGACAGTATCCAATGTTCTTATTATTTTATTTCCATTTTCAAAATCAGGCATTTGTAATGAACTTATTATAATATCATTACAAATTGTTTATTCTATTTATACCTGCTGTGGTTTGTATAATTGTTCGCATATTAATGAAAACGACCAATTCGCATTGTTAAAATCAACAACATTACCTCGGTCGCTCACCAGCTTTACGCTCATTCGTCCTATATTTACAGGTCCAAAATATTGACGTTCCTGGTTTTGTAATGTTCCACCAAATTCTACAATGGTTTCACCGTTGTTCTTGCCACTCAGTTTGAGAGGAATGACACCAAATACATCACTTACAAATGGCGTAGCACCATATACTTTTGAGCTCACATTACCCGTGGTTAAATTGTTTTCATACGATGACGAGTTCGCCTGTGCTTCTATTGCCGTAACCTGGTTTTGGGTTAATTTATTATTGTTCACTTTTGTTTGTGTATTGTATACTTTTTCTCCAGTTACAGGGTCACATACAAAATTAGTTCTTAACGCATATGAAGGTAATGGCGTTCCAGTATCTCGTGATGTGATTGTTACTAATCCATCATTTAAATGACTTTGATTATAATCATCTATACAAAGCATAAAATAATTAAATAACTCTGTACTAATTCCTGTATCCGCTGTTATACTAATTACAGATGAACCATCAGTACTTTCAAATTTAGATAGATTGTATACAGTAAACTCGCGATAACCTAATATCCATCCTAACGTACTATCCCATGTTGTATTACGGACACTACTAACCCCCTGGTAACACTTTAAAAAACTATATGGGTCGAAAAATGATATTCGGTAGTCTTTCGCACGATATTCCTTATTAACCGTTATACGGAAGTTGACATACTCAGTACCTTCTATTGTAGTTACAGTAACCACCGATTCTGAAGCTACTGTTCCTACAAAACTATTATTTATAGCTGCTAACAACATATCGCGTGTGTATCGTATATCATTATTACCTGATTTTATAGGTAATTCTATAGTAAAATTATTTTCTGGTGCAACTACCCCTTCTTCATACGCTATTATTTCTACTTTGTTTGTGTCTTCAGTTAGTGTAATTAAATTTTGTTGGATATAACTATTACTTTTAATACCTAAAACTGTATTTCCATTTTCATCTGTGTCCGAAAATGAGATATCTGTAAATTGACGATTCACATCATATACCGAAGGGATTTGACTATTCAATAATGGAAATTCATTATCTATCATAGCATGGTCTATGTTTACGTGTTTATTCCAACTATTAAAATAATATCGCTGTTGTATTAGTAATGACAATTTAATGGTCGCATTTATTCCGTCTGCGTTCTCTATAATCTCTACATTACTTCCAATTAAATCTGGAAATCGACCGAATTCAGCATTGATTGCGGTTTGTAAGTCAGTCAAACTATCATATGACAAATCGGTTGGTGTTGGTGCTGGTATCAAATATCCATACGGAATTGGCGAATTATATGATGCGGAACGTCCATAATCTGGTTCAATTATATCCGGGGTTGCAACTGAAATATACATCAAATAGGGTGAATCTATTGTATACGACACAGTGTTTTCTATATTTATAGTATATTCCATCACATCATCGGTTATCGCAGTCAATTCGGCGGTTCCTAAGAAACCCTTATTACGTAAAATACCTACATTTAAACTTTCTTCATCATTCACTAATACTGTAGTATTAGTTTCACTATCATATTTTACATATGGAAGTGTTTCACCACCAATATCTATACTGTCTCCTTGTTCGAGTTGAAAAATTGTATTTGTAATAGCATAACTGATATCCTCTAAGAATTGTATCGAATACGTACCTTCACCTAATTGTTTATTTATATTTAATGTTAGCTTGGCTTCTACTATATTTTCATCGGTTACATTTATACCCAAAGAAGAACCCGCAAATATATATTGATTTGATTCATCTTGAAAATTACCAAACAAATTGTTTATTTCTTTGAATAACGTACCACTACCTATGGTTTCCGTAGTATTACTTGAATATAATGTATAACTTAGGTCACTTCCTACATAATTGTCATTCGTTTTTGCTGAAACCGTCAATAATTTTTTAGTAGGCAAAACATAACTATTCAGATATCCAAAACTTGTATCAATAATATGTATACCTTCATCTAATTCGTATGATTCGTCCAGTCCCATTAATGTCTGAAATATAGTTCCTGCAAAATTTATTTTATATTTTCCCGTAGTAACAGTTCGTAAAATATCAAAATGCATATGAAAACGTCCAAAAGGGTCTAAGTACGTATTTGTTGAACTTAGGATTTCTCCATTACTCACATCCATTATGCGTTTGTTTATTTCCTGGATATAGAAATTTACATTATACATTGTTGCTGAATTCGGTATATCAATACGATAGTCATTACTACTAATATCATACCCTGGTTCTATATTTTTCAAGTAAATATAAGGAGATGTTGTCACCTGAAATTGGTCGGTTTGTTGAACCAAGGGAGATACCTCAGATAATATATCATTGATGATTGTTTCTTTATTAATGAATTTAAAACACGACGAAGACCCCGTCCAAATTAACTGTGGTGTGACATCTGATATTGTCTCGTTTGGAAAAATAATACGTATCTTCGAATTAGGTATATTATTTGTTGTAAGACGGTTTGCCTTTATAGACATCTTAAAATAAGAATTTGATTCTTTATTTATGCGTTCTACGTTTGATTCGTCATTTAAATATTGATTTTCCGATATCACTTTATTTAAGTTTGCATAAATAACAGACCGGGGATATGAATTTCCGCTGGTTAATGAGAGTGTTACTACGATTGATAAATCATTTACTTCAGCAGTGCTACTGGGTACTCTAACAAATTTTTCTACTGTAAATGAATTATTCGCACTTGTAATTAAATATTTAAAGGTGTCATTCGGATTGGTTGTCAATGGTAACGCATTTTCTCCGTTCAAACTAATGAAATTATAGGTTTCCTCTTTAAACCCCAAAAAACCGGGTATACTTTTTGAACGCTCATTGAAATAATTTATATCGTCTGGCGGTTCTGGAGTCGTCCATCCTGGAAAACGCAAATAATAACTGGTTTCGTTATATTGTTTATATATTTCAGTATTTGTTGTAATTTTCGAACTGTTTTTATTATATTCCAGTCCAGTTGTTCCGAAATCTACGTCCGTGTATGTTCCCTTTACAACTGTTATACTATTATTAATAGCATCAGATAATTCACTTGGACTATAATTACCGGGCGTTATTTCTATCTGATAATCGTGATTACCATTGTCTATTCCAGGTACATTACCCTTTAATACAAAAAAATTACTTCCAAAACTTGAATTTATAGTCCACCAAACATATGGTATTTCTACTGAATATAACTTCATAGATACCACATCTTTTAATGGCTCAGATAAATTCAATGTAAAATCTGTAGGAGCACTACGCTTATCTTGTCTATACTGACTATCTATAGTTACTACTCGTTTTACTGTTTGTTGTAACAATGGATTTAAGTTTCCTTTCGCATGTTCTAATTCTTTTGTATAATTTGTTACGTTATCCATCTTAGCTTGACTTGTATCCAAAAATCCGTTAGGTTCTTCTGACTTTAATTCATTCATTATGTCTTCACTGGTATTTTGTTGTGCGATTAGTTCATCATATTCATCTTTTGTTAGTTGCTCTCCTATATCATCCATACCTTCTATTATACTTTCATCTTCGTCACTGGTTTCAAAAAAATGATTATATATACCTTCAAAAAAAATCACTAACTCGTCTCCCGAATCGTTCTGCATGTTTTTGTATTTATTGATTAAAAAAATGAGTTTTGCTTCCAATTCACGGTCCGATGGATTTGTTAAGTCTAATATATCAAGCAATTCTCTGTCACTATAAGTAGTTATATCATACATGTTTTTACTTTTTGGGGGTTCTTTCTTTGTATTATTCATCATATATATTTATAAACACAACTTCTATATACTATTCGTGTTATTTATTTGTTTGTTTCGTTGGAAGAATTCATTAATCGTTCTTTAAACATATTCCCTATGTATTTTACCAAATCTACCTTTTTAAACAATGTAAATAACAGTTCTATGGGAAAACTCTTTAATCCTTGCCCGCGCTTCATATGTTTATTGCCACGAAAGCATAATATATCAAATATTTTCATTACTAAATCTTCTTCTTCATTCATTTCACTACGGTCAATACGTTTTCGACCTACATACGTATACCGATTGTAATTACCTTTAGAATACACATTCAACTTACCATTTACATATTGATTACGGATTAATCCTACACCAATTATTTTATTTGTATCATTATTCATTTCCAATATAAATAAATTTGTATCTAACTTTATTGATTTAGATATAGGGTCAGGGCAACAATAGATACATCCTATATTGTTATGTTTGTTTCTGTAAAGTTCGTTTTCATTCCAAGTCGATGTTGTAAAACGACTTGTCAATATTCGATTACGTAAATTTTTTTCAAATGAACGCAATTGCTTTCTATATACACGTGTTTCGGGAGCTACTGCGGTTGGCATTGTGGTTAATTGTTAATGTTCTCATAATATGGTTAGAATGAATCAATTTTTAGTTTGAATTCTCATATTTTTTTCTATTCATAATCATATTATGAATATAGATATAGATATCTCCAATATAGAACAAACAAATACAAATACAAATGTATCATCCGTCAAATTTCATAAGACAAGTATGTATCCCACATACAATGGTACAAATAGCAGTTCAGAAGGGAGCAGTAGTAGTAGTGGTAGTGGTACAGAAATAAAAGACATCGAACAACCTATCATGATTAGGGTGAATAGCGACTTTCCGCTTCAACAAGCAAATATTGAAGATGAAGGGTCGATTGATACATATACAGATAATCATTTTGTTACATTATCTAACCGAGACCTTGATAATTTACATAATACAGAATCATTCTTTATACAAAATTCAGAAGGAAACAGTCCGATTATGTCAGATAATAACTCGAATAGTAATAATAATAGTGACAATGATAATAGCGACGATAACGATGTTATAAATAATCCCAGATTAATACGAAGCTTCAAATCAAATGCTATTAAAAATAAATACGCAAAACTAAACACAACCGATATTGAAAAATATGTAAAAAAATATTATTCTAAATCATTGATTGATAGTTATTCAAATGAACTTGATATATTAACTACCTTTATAAGAGGTCAAAAAAATTTATACGCCCAGTCCAGAAATATTACTCAACAAAAACTTTATTTTTTAATGTGTCCGGCACTTATTATAGCAGCTGCTATTACATTTATTTCCCCATTCCTTGAATGCGACACGGTTAATACAAACATCGTTGCCGGATTGAATGGAATTGTTACCTTATTTATTTCTATGGTTGGATTTTTTAAATTAGAAACTTTGTCAGAGAAGTATATTATATTAGCGTCTCTGTTTGATAATTCCGAAACCGAATTGGAATTAGCTTCTACCAAAATTATGATCATGAAAAAAGAAAAAGATATTTCAAACTTAATCATATCCAAATTTAATGAAACAGAAGATAAAATATCACAATATAAACTCATTAACCAAGCATTAATATTGCCAGAAATAAAGTTACTATTTCCTATTATATCACATGTGAATATTTTTTCATTTATCAAAAAAATAGAATTATTGAAGCGAGGTATGATTGAAAAATTACGAAATGTCAAAAACGAAATTTCTTATATTCAGTATAAAACCGAAAAAAAGAAACAGATTCAAACTATCAAGAAATCTACCAACAATCAGAATAATAATGATAATAATAATAATAATGATAATAATAATAATAATAATAATAATGAACACGACCAATATACAAAAGAAACCACCAGACTAAACAAATTATATAGGATTAAAAGTACACTTACAAATGAACTAATCGAACTACAAAACGCATATTCTATTATAGATGCTATATTCTATCGGGAAATATCGTCAGCTGAAAAAAAACAGAATAGATGGTGGTTTTGTTTATTATGTTTTTATTGGAATAACCCGGATAATAGTCAAGATTATATAGATGACTTATTACAGCAATTATCACCATCACTTAGAGATATTATAGTACCCTCGAAATAGGGAGTTATCGTGCTGGTAATACTTTCCAGTACCAAGGCATGTCATAAACTAAGTTTACGGAACCTTTGTCTTTTATACTTGTCAAAATCTGATTTGTTTTTTTATTATGCATGTTCCATTTTATTTTTAGAATTACTCGTTTATGATGAATGTCTTTATGTAAAGGGATTTCCTTTATTGTTTCAATCATTCCTATTTTCATACTACAAATAATGTCTTCAATGTAATTACATGACATAGTTGCTTCTACGCGCGGGATACATATTGTTGTACTTGGCATTGTGTTATTTCCTATTTTTATAAAGTTGAAAAATCAATTTTATAAAAGACTCCAACACCCAAAAATCCACTATGTGAATTGCTGTTTCAAATAACATTCTTAGAAATTAATTAGTCATCAAATGTTTATATACCGTTAAATACGGGGTTATATTTGCTGTTTCGAAACATATTATATATGGCTATATCTTTAACTTGTTTTGAAATACTTAATAAATATTAAATTGGTTTAAGTTAGCAGTTTTTTTTGTTTATGTATTTAAAATAATGACGTCGCTTGAACGTTTAGATGAAACGTGGATACATGAGCTACAGAAAATACAAGATATAAAACAAAATTATTGCAAAGAATGTATGGATTCAATTTCAGTACATTCTATCTTTGTTAATACAGATAAACATATTGATAAAATTATTAATTTGGAGGTTGCCCTTTCTTCACATACTATTCTTGAAAATCATATGTATATACCTAAAAACAAGCTGATGTCTATTATTAAACAGAACAAGGAGCACTTGGGACAACAAAGTAAACGTGAATATAAACTGATTGATATCGCTTCCTTTTTTGTCACATTAGAACCCGAACATATACAGTCTTATTCGAAATCAAATACGCTTATCGACCATAACTTCTTCAAAATACACCCGTATATTGATGATATACATGTTCCTACTTCTATTTTTATTTTTCACAAACTAAACTCTATTTTTCTCATATATCAAGAGTTTGTCTCTACTTCGAATAATCATACCACAAAATCTATCCTGAAAAAAAACAATGATAAAAATACAAAATCATCACATACCAAAAAAGTAAAGATTAATACAGAACTGAATGAATCATATCGTAGTGTGCGAAATAAACATACAAAAACACGACGAAATCGTACAAAGTCATAATGTTTATGTCAATGTTCTCAAACTATTCAAATGTAAATGATATAAATATTTTTATTGTAGTATAATTACCTGTATCATTTACTATTATGGATAACGATAATTTTCCATTGATAGAAACTAAATCTGATTATTCGTCTTTTTTTCATGACGAAATTGTATTCTTCTATTTTCATTCCGTTCAGTTTCAAAAATATACTGATTTCAATTCATTTTCCAATCGGTATGAAACACTACTGTCTGTTATAAAAGGACAAATACGCGTTGATAAGGATGCAACATTACCATACTTGAAATCTGTCTATAAACTTATCGCGAATACAAGAGATATTCGTCACGGAAAGGGACAACATGATGTTGCGTATATGATGATTTGGAAATTATATAAATTCTTTCCGAGTTTGGCAATTTATATGTTATATCGTTTTGTAAAAAATACCACTAATCAATCGTATACATACGGCTCATGGAGAGATATTAAATATTTATGTGGATTTGTCAAACAGCATAGTCGTCATGGAGAAAATGATTCTATTATTCAAATGTGTATTGAACTTGTTAATACACAACTCAATGAAGACCTCAATACATGGAAATTTTCCGAAAACGCGATGGATTCACGATTTATATCACATGTCGCAAAATGGATTCCGCGAGAGAATAAAAAATTCGGATGGCTTTTTGATTTATTAGCTAACAATTGGGGAGAAACACATTATCCATATATTATTCAATCCGCATCCAGTTACGATTCTCAAATTAGAGCACGAAATAAATATAAACAGTTATATAGAAAAAATGTCTCCTTTTTAAATAAAGCTCTTGATACGGTTGAAATCAACTTATGTGCGAATCGAAGACTATGTATTGAACCGAATAAGATACCGTTATGTTCTCTTTCCAAATATAATAATGTTTCTTTTTATGATTCAGATGACAATGATAAACTTGCATGTAGCCAACAGATTATTAATCATCTTGAATCAAAATATTCAATTCATAATGTATATAACAATAAAGGAAAGTACAATACATCTTCATCGTTACCTATTTCTTATTACGTAAAACAAGCTATTTCGGTTATTCAAGGAAATTATAATGACTCTAATCCACAATTCTATCTTCTCAATAAACAATGGGTTCATTTGGAAAAGGTAACCGCTCAGACGCAACATGAGTATATGATACCAATTATTGATATTTCTTCTTCTATGCGAAAATATGACGATGAACCATTATACGCAGCTATAGGGTACGCTATTCTCATTTCGAATCAAAGTTCTATTCAAAATAGAATTATGATTATGGATAATAATCCTATATGGATTCAGTTCGAAGACAATATGTTATTCGTTCATAAGGTAAAACGTGTTTTGGATATTCTTTCTTCTGTATATTCCACGAAAACATCATACATCAATACATTCCGTCTTATTGGAAATACATTTGGAGATGATATCAACAATATGCAATTTGTTATTTTCTCTACATTTACCGAAGAACAATCACCAGATACTATTCTATATGATACTATTATGAATACATTATCGTCATATACGAATTCAGTATCACATATCTCTTTCTGGAATCTATCTAAACATGAAAATACTATACTACCATGTCTTTCAGAACAAAATAAAACCAAATTATTGTCGGGGTATTCTCCACATTTGATTTCTCAGTTGTATAATCCAAAACGATATTATATGTACACGCCGTACATCAATATACTATATGAACTCAATTCATATCAATATGATATACTCGATGAATATATCAATAATCTTGTATGTATGTAGACCTATTCTTACCATTCAAATGATAACAACATATAGTTATTATCATTTACATGTTGTCTATTTTATCGCATTATATACTTTTGTTTCTCTTTGTAAATTGTTCTGTTTTGTGTTTATCATATTAGTACGAATATTCATCTTCTTTTCATTGCTTATCTTTATAAAATCCAGCACCTTCATCATATCCTTACTCTCATTACTGCTTATATTCGTAAATAATTTTTCTATGTTAGTTATCATTTCTTTACTACTTGGTCGTTTATCTGGGGGTGACAACATAGCATCTTCTAATGTTTTTCTATACGAAGTCCAGGTAGGAACCTTCATATCTACATTATTTAATTCCAAATCTCGTATTATATATGAATACATTACAGATACAGCATAACAATCCCATGATGATACATTCTTTTCTAACTCATCTGCTACATCTTTCCATGTCTTACCTATGAACCTTCCAAAATATTCATCTAATGTATTTTTGTAAATCTTTCGTTGAGATTCACTTAATAAATCTATCATAGCATGGTTCTTTGTTATGAAATCGTTTATTATTATGGTTAGTTTCTCCTTTGTTACCATTCCATCTAACCAATTTTCTGCTTTTTTCTTTTCAAAACCAACAAATCCTAACATGCCAGGAGGGATTATTTCGGTTTTCAATTCATTTGCCATATAGGTCAACATACAAATATCTATACACCATGGAGCATAATCCGGTCCATATACGAAAAAAACATCGCGATATTTATTTGTATTCATTTTGGTTATTTCAGATGATAATCCAAAATCAATTATTATTGGGGTTTTTGTGTTGTCATCAATCATTATATTGTTCTCTTTTACATCCATGTGAACTATTCCTTCTGATAATAATCGGTCGAATCCTTTTAATAAATGTATATGGGTATCCAACAATATGCGAAATAATTGCTTTGGGGTCGCTTCAACCACATTCAAAATATGTGTTGCTAATGTATTTTTGCCTACATATCTTAATTTGTTGGTCTCATATGTCTTTTCATCATCTTCGATAAAATCACAACGCTTTATTTTATCATTATTCATTCTTGCTAATGATACTTCACATTTGCTTAGAATTGGGGCAAAATAATCTTCATGATCGGTGATATTCTTTATTATTTTACCTAATTTTGTTTCACGTTGGGATGTACTCGCATTTTTTTGAACTTTTGTTATATATTGTTTATTTTGGGTTTTTTGTATTGGCTTTCCTTTACAATTAAATCCGGGGCTAAATATACAACCATAACTCCCTTGGTTTATTAATTCTACCTTAGGTTCTGCCATTTTATATATTACTACTCTACAATAAAAAAGAACGTCACATTCTTTTTATTTTTGTTTATGAGTTTTTATTAATATGCGAATTTGATTTTACTTTGTATTCTCATCTTCGATTTGTACTTTAATCTTATAAAAACGATTCTTATATGTCTTCTTTAATCGATTTACTGCTGCGGTTGTCTCAATACGACGCTCCTCAGCACTTCCATTTGATTCGGTCAATAAATCATTTACACTTTCTGGGTTTTCTTTCAAATATAATTCAAAACTATTCGCAGGTGTAAATCTACTTATTATTTTATCATTTTCAGTCATATCAATACTTCCGTTTATTTCACGAATTATTTGTGCGTCCATCGTACGTAGAACTTCGGCTGGAAATCCCACGTACTTCTTACGTTCTTTTGGAACAACATCCATATTGTTGACTTTCTTACGATAATAATAACGCGAACTCTTATATAAACGACTCAATACGTCATCTGCCATTCCCATTTTTATTAAACGACATTTTTCATCTTCTAATTTATTACCTACCTCTTCTTCTTTTATCCAATTATTCCAAGCTTCTTTATAATCCTTGCTTCCATCATACTGATGAATCTTCGCAAAATCGGATAGCATATCAGTTACTTCCTTGGTGAACTTATAACGATTTGTCTGTAATTTCAAATTGTTATATTGATTTTTGGTTTCCTTTACAATATCCTTTTGTGTAGGAACTACTGAACTTTCTTCGAATACCTTTGACATAATTATTACTTTTGGTGTATTATTAATTTTGATTACTTCTTACTCTATGGTAATAAAGTTTTCAATTTTTTATATTTCAATAAACTATTGAAATATAATACGCTCCCGGAGTGTTTCGATCACTCGACATTACGATTAACAGTCGTACGCTCTACCAACTGAGCTACGGGAGCTTTTATGTTATGGAATATTATTCCACAAACTATGACAATCTCATTGCGCGATACTCACGCTCCATTGTCAATATATTACATGTACTTCTCTTTATATTTATTTTGAAACTATCTATTACTTTATTCTATATGGAAAGTCCATTTGATAACTATAATAGCCATTGTATCCTTTATTTAGAGCCTTTTCTTAATAATTTCCATAAAACTTACCAAAATGTGATTACGCTTAGTTCCATGCCAGATGGACCTCTTGCTAACCTTGTCACCACCACATCTACATCCAAACTTTCACCATTTCAACAATTGAATTCTATATCATCTAACCCTTCCAATTGCGTACACGTACTGTTACGGTATCCGAAAAATAGTACGGGTTCCATTTCTTCTGTTAAAAATACAGAATATTTCATGGGTCATGATGACATACCTTCTATTTTCTCCTATTTACAGAGTAACGGATATGAAGTTGATACTAAGCTTACCAAAATGCTATTTAAAAGTGATGTCGTTGGGGGCTCTTCACAAAATAGACTCTCGGGAAATAAAAAGATGATATGTATGATACGTTATACCAACTGATTTTATGTATAATAATTATATAACATGAGCTCATACAGCAAATCGCTTTTTACAAATAATACTGTATTCTCTAATACACGTTCTCTAATTAATCCGATTTCTTTTGCTATCGCAGTTCAAACTATTGGAACCGGAACTTCACAAGAGCTTGAATTCTTAACACAATATTATATAGGTATTATTAGACTTATACAGACGGATTATAGTAGTAAAATCGCAAATCAAACATATGAATCGATACCCACTGACTTTTCTCAATATACAAACCTTGTAAAAGAAGTTCAAGAAATGCGTTCACAAACTACTAACGCATCTGTTCTATTGTTATTACAAATCGCAGAAGATACATTACGAGGCGCGTTTAATTCATTATCTCTATACGGTGACAATTTGTTATTACAACTTGATAAGGCCGATTTACAAAAACAGGTTGCTGATATTTTATCCGATAAAAATGTTACATCCATTCAATCATCTATGTCTACCAATAATATGACACTTACACAAAGCTTTCAATTGGCTCCTGTATTCAATTATTATATACGAATTTATGGAGCGCCCTTACAAGGACAAGGATTTGACCCTGTTAAAGTCGCATTCCTTATATACACATTACAGGAAAATGGAGTTGACCCATATTCTTAAAAATTGATTTATTGGTTATTTTACTATATTCACCAATTCATATATATGTCAAACACACCTTACTGTAGAACTTGCCATAAAGCAGGAAAATCATACAGCGAATATACGAATCATTGGACGCGGGATAAACCCGGAGATGATGGTAATATTATATGCCCGGTTATTTTAAATACGGTTTGTAATTATTGCAAAGAAAAAGGTCATTGGTTAAAATATTGTCCGAATTTATCAAAAAAGCAGTCTGATATAGAAACTTATAATCAACCTACCATACAACCACTTAATTCATGGGCGAATATACTCAAACGAGATTCGTCCAACCAAAATAGAAATAATATTATGAATATTGATGTCAGTATATGTGATATTGAAGATATGTCACGTCCACCCTCTCCAGATTACCCACCGCCGACTCATTACGATTATACATCACCGTCACCAGATTATCTATAATTGATATTTGAATATTTATATATTTTTTATTTGCATTCACCTTTTATAATATTATTTGTATAAATCATATAAAAATGACTTTCTAATTTATAATAACAATATGGCTACTACATCTGACTCAAAACAATTTGTATGTAAATGCGGGAAAACATATAAAACGCAAACTCCGTATATCAAACACGTTAGTAAATGTGTACCTGGACCTGCTGAAGAACAATCAGATAACGTTCAAATTAACGTACAAGATGATGAAACTGAAAAACCACGCCTCAGTAGACATCTCGCACCAGATGCCGCATACTTGGCTCAAGTTGATAATGATATGAAAAATGATTTACAAGAATTCATGACATCTGGAGGTAAGCTTCCCCCACACGAACCACTTGAAGGTGAGAATGTCACAGTTAATACACTTGTTATTGAAACACTACTCAAAACTGTATTGACACAAGTTCTTTCACATCATCATAGACATACACAAAATGTTATCGACCAAAATACCAAACTTATTGAAGAAAATAGAATGCTCGTCAGAATGCTAAGAACCATTGTATATGCTAAAAATAATATTAATTATGAACTTGACGTTCAACCCAATGATGATGGAGACGATGATAACAACGCAGAGTCAGATTCGAACAATGATAATTCCGACGCATAAAAAAACATGTTTACGTATTTTACAAACCAAATAACTATTCTATCTATTTCCCTATTCCAAATTTATCGGTAAATCATTACGAATAAATACACATTCTCCTTCTCTATTCCATTCCACTTGTAGTGTCTTGATTTCCACACCACTCTTCCAAGCATCTATTACTGCTTCCTTATATACCAAATCTATATTCGATGGCTGAAATTGTTTCACGTCTGTTCTCTGAATAATGAAACATAATATTGCTCTCTTATCTGTTGTTGTTACTATTTCTTTCAATTCATTTATATGTTTTAATGCTCTTGGACTTACCACTGCTGTACTATTTTTACGATACCCATCGGGGAAATAAGAGATTTTATCGTCTTGATTTGCTTCATCTATCTCTTTTTTATAATTCTTTCTTTCTTTTTTTGGAACATCCACATAATCGGCCAATGGTACGCTCTTTACTTCCATTATAAAATCACGACCATTTTCGTCCACTCCTGTAAAATCAAAACGGGAATTCAATACCTTGGTCTCTCGTCTATACGATTGTATATTTGTTAATCCCAATACACAATCCTTTTGTAAGCACAATTCTGCTATCGTTTCGCCCAACTTTGGATTAATACCGATTATTATTTCTCGTTCAGGATTTCGCTCTTCTATTAATGTTGCTAACTCTACTCTATGAGAACACTTTGTCTTTCCACTTGTTAATTTTGATAAAATTACTGTCTTTCCCTTTTCTGCTAATCCACAACACCCTAATGAAGGGGAATGACATAATTCTTCTGTTGTGTCATCTCCGTCTATTACGATATCCGCAACATAAGGGGTCTTACATGTCTTTGATGGACGACTTGTTATCAAACCACGGGTTACTCCATTTAGACTGAAAAGATACATTGTATTTTAGATTATTAATTATAAAATTGATTCTTGTTTCTTTGTTGGGTTATAATCTTAAGTTATTCAATTTTGTGCGTATTATACAAAATGGAATGGTCTTTTAATGAAGAACGAATGCTCTCCAGAATTGAATTAATCGAACAACCAGATAGACACCGCAATGGATATTTCTATTGCCGCTACTTATGTTGCTTTACATGGAAAAAATATTCATGATTATTATTTTTACTTTTTTTGTTTCTATATGTATATAGTTATGTCTCAAACCGATTTACATAAGTTCGCTATGTACTTCCATAGTACTCTACGTAATGTAGGACTCTACACCACACTATCATATGGCTCGTTAGCATACTCTCGTGTCTATCGCGGCAGTGCTCCTATTTATGATACCATGCTGATTACTATCAGTATCGCATTCCTTTCTATTGCTTTCATTATCAATTACTTCTTATATCAAGATATTGTTGCATTTATTAAAAAACAAGAACTCGGAGATGAAGTTAATGGATATCTACGTATATCACAAGCCATCTTCGGAATTCATGGAATTCTCTTTATGCTTGGTCTCTTTACTTTACTCAGGTCATTGGCTTTTGTATAACATTATGGTCTTATTATAATATCATTATTATAATGTCATTATTATAATAATATAAACATTTCTCGCTTATTATAATAACTTAACTATGCCGAAAACGGAAATAGATTATTCTAACACTATATTTTACAAAATTTCGTGTAAAGACGAAACAAATAATGAACTTTATATAGGACATACTACCAACTTCGTACAACGCAAATCCGCACATAAAGCTAGCTGTAACAATCCAAAATCTGGGAGTTATCCTGTTAAATTATATAAAACAATTCGCGAACGTGGAGGCTGGGATAATTGGAACATGGAGATTATAGCATTCCGTAATTGTAATGACAGTCGTGAAGCTCGTAAAGTAGAACAAGAATACTATGATAGTCTGGGTGCTACACTGAATAGTATTCAACCTCTGCCTCCTCCAAAACAAAAGCCTATACGTGCTTGTTCTGGTAAGTTTATATGCGAAGAGTGCAACTATTATACCAATAAAACAAGTAGCTATAAAAAACATATTCAAACCGTTAAACACCAGATGATGTCACAAGATTACTCAAACGTTGCCACTCATATATGTGACTGTGGAAAGAAATTTAACCATAGACAGGGGTTATATCGCCATAAAAAAACTTGTAACGCAGAAACAACTGATAATATTCAGGCGACTTCATCTAAGTTAGACAAGGATGATATTATTTTAGAACTATTAGAACAAAATAAACAATTCGCTCAAATAATAATAGAACAAAATAAACAAATAATTGAAATGATGAAAAAGAATTAAATAATTTTACGCTGAAAAAACACAAAAAAGAAATGGCTACGATTTGAAAAATTGGACATAAAATAAATGTCCTTTTTTCATTTTCTCAATGGAGAATTTTAAATGAGGTGTTGAAAATGTGGGTTCTTACCATTATGCTCTCTTTTTCATATTTTATTGTATTTTTTTGTTACCATAAAATATTTAAGTATATTACGCTGAAAATGACTTAGAAGACTTTTTTAATAGTCTATTATACTAAATGACTACCCAAAAATCCCCAACGAATCATGTATTATATACATGTAGTCAATGTAACTATAATACTGCTAACAAGAAAGATTATAATAAACATTTATACACAGCAAAACATCTACGACTAACTAATCCTCACCCTAATCCTCCCAAAAATCCTATTGTGTGTGAATGTGGAAAAGAATACAAACATTATTCCAGTTTATCTAAACATAAGCGAACATGTAATAGAGAACGACCACATAATGAAGCGTCATGTTCTAATGAGATGTTAACAAATACCATATTGGAATTAGTAAAAGAGAATCGTGAGTTCAAGCAATTGATAATAGACCAGAACAAACAGATGATGGAGATGTCTAAAAACATGGGCGGTAATCATACTACAAACAATACTAACTGTAATAACAAGTTCAATCTCAATGTCTTTTTAAACGAGAAGTGTAAAGATGCCATGTCATTAAAGGATTTCGTTAGTTCTATGAATATATCACTGGAAGATTACGTACAAACTGGCGAATTGGGGTTTGTAGAAGGGATTTCCAATACCATAGTGAAATGTATAAGTGACATGGAACTATACGACAGACCTCTACATTGTACCGACCTCAAACGCGAAACTATCTACATCAAAGACGGCGAAAAATGGGAGAAGGACGAAGACAAAGTTGAATTTCGGAAAGCAGTGAAACGAATCGCGAATAAGAATCATAAAATGACTACTATATGGATGGAAAATACGCCAGATGTGAATACAATGGGAACAGAGAACTACGAAAAATTCTTCACCTATATGCAATCCACATTAGGTGGGTGCGGACAAGATGAAACGAAATCATTTGAAGATAAGGTAATGCGAAATGTTATGAGAGAGGTCACAATTGACAAGAAAGCAGAGATGGACTAAATAATAAATTGTGAATGTTATTATTTAGATTTACTGTTTCATTTCTCATTTTTATTTTGATATATTGAGAACATTACACAACAATATAAAGTTATCGACGTATAATATAGTAGATTATGTCAGACTTTACCTATTTATCCAAATGTATTACCCAAGGTTTCACTCATGAAGAGAAGAAGAAGGACGGAATTTTCTTCACACCTCCCTCTATTATTAAAACCATGACCGAGTGTATCCAAAATATCCCGGATTTTCATGTCAGCACGGTGTTAGAACCATCATGTGGGTCATGTGAAATTATCCATCATCTACAACAAACATTTGAGAACATTCATATTACTGGAATTGAAAAAAATACAAGAATATACGAACAAATACAAGATAAATTTGATGAGAACTTAGGTGTATCACTCTTACATCGGGATTTTCTACAATGGGATATCATGAACGAACATAAATTTGATTTGATTATCGGAAATCCACCCTACTTTGTCGTCAAAAAGGACAGCGTTGATGAATCGTTTTATGACCTCATTGATGGACGTCCTAATATTTTCGTTCTTTTTCTGATTCACGCATTACATAAATTAAATGACAATGGTGTATTAGCATTTGTTCTTCCACATAACTTTACCAATTGTGTTTATTATTCCAAAGTTAGAAACTATATATATGAGAACTTTGCCATTATAGATATTATTGATTGTCTGGATGATAACTTTTTGGATACTAAACAAGAGATACTTGTCTTTATCTTACAAAAGAAACAGGATAAAAGCGACAACAAACGATTCACTTTGTCTATCAATAATAATACCGTCTTCAATACGCCATCGAAGATACACGTAATCCAAGATCTATATAAGGACTCGGTTTCTCTATATTCTATCGGATGTATTGTTAGTGTAGGTACCGTTGTTTGGAATCAATGTAAAGATATATTGACAGATGATGATACACAAACTCGCCTTATTTATAGTGGAGATATCAAAACTAACACATTGGATTTGATTCACTATAAGGACCCTTCTAAACAAAATTATATTATGAAAGACGGACACACAGGACCGGTGTTATTAATTAATAGAGGATATGGAACAGGGAATTACATATTCTCCTATTGTTTGATTGATATAGATACACCTTATTTGATTGAAAACCACGTAATCGCTATACAAATAGGGGGAACTCATACAAAAGAGGAATTGTTGGAAAGGTACAATAAAATCATCCAATCGTTCGGTAATGACAAAACGCGTCAATTTGTTGATTTGTATTTTGGGAATAATGCTATTAATACTACCGAATTGAAATACGTTTTGCCTATTTATATGTAAAATTGAAAGTATGGATATTATAAATATGATTTACATAACATAATTATAATATGAACTTTAAACATATCATCGAAGTATTCAAAGCCGCTTCTCGCAAACAGGTGAAAACACCATTGGGAAGATGGAATCTTGAGAATCATACACAAACTAAACTAAAAATCAATTACGCAAATGAAGACCACTGTGGAAGTTGTGCTGAATATATAGTTCAAAAACAACAATTACAAGTTGACAAAACACGACAACAACAAAAAGAAGAAAAAGAAGAAGAAATGTATATGTATATGATTGGACCCGAGGCATTACCCGACACACGTAATTACAAATTATAGTTATTTTATTAAAATCATAATAAAGCTTTTTTATTAAGGATAAATATATACCACATGGACGAACCATACGTACCTATATTTATTATCGTTCATAATCAATTCGAAATACTAAAAAAAACAATCGCGTCTTATGAAAAATATATTAAAACGCCATTTAAAATTATCTATCATAATGTTGCTACTACATACGAACCTACCCTTTTGTTCTTGAAAGAACAAGAACAACTTGGGCGAATTGTGTATAATACAACGGTTAACGACCATCATACAGTTACACAAACTATTGATGATTATTATAAGAAACATCCAGAATGTGAATATTATGTTATGACCGACCCAGATATTGAATTAGATAATGTAAATGGAGATATATTAGAACTTTACATACATACATTGAATGATACGGGGGCGGTTAGTGTTGGACCTATGTTAAGAATTGATGATATCCCAGATTACTATCCAAGAAAAGAACTTGCTATATGGAGTCATACTCACCAGTTCTGGGACCCATCTATACCAAAGTATCAAATTTCGTTCAATGAGAATATATATTTATTTATTGTATGCAATACAGATACTACGTTTCAGTTATGTTCTTTTAAAAATAGACCTAAGAGTTTCCCTCATGAAAATTCTATACGATTTTTTGCTCCATATTCAGCAAGGCATTTAGATTGGTATATTGACCCTAATAATTTAACACCATGTCAAAAATATTATCGAGAAACTACCACTGACATATCACATTGGAACAAATCTAAATGGAATGAAGAATGGAATGGTAAACCTATACCGGATTTATAATTTATTATCAACATATTTTTTATATTGATAATAATCAACTAACCTTCTTTCTTACACTTTTCGCAATAGGTAAATGTTTCTCCATATAGTCCACCTTCTCGTTCTGTTATCCATTTATGCCCTCCCGTACTATAACAAAAAATAGACTTTTTTTCTTCTAACAAACGGATTGAATGTTGAAGATTGTCTATTTTTTGTATGTATTCGTGTTTTTCTTTTATTAATTCTTTTATTTGGGTTTCATATAGGACTACACCTTTCGTTTGGTAGTCGTCTATGTTCTTTTTGTGTTCTTCATTTTCGACGTCCATCTACTAAATATGGACTCTTGTTTTTATATTTTGTTTATACATTTTTATATGGATTTTGTTTTGTAATTATATGATGTATTAATATCTTGGGGTTTTTAATTCTAATAATGCTTTGGCTGCTTGACGCACAGAACATCTGGTAGGGATTGTTTTCTTTTCTTGAATTGCTTTTCTGGGTTTTTGTTTTTGTATGATTGGTCTAATAGTTGGTTTCTCTTCTTCTTTTCTCTGTTTATTAAGAGACAACAATTCTTGACGATATCTCCTTTCGATTTCCTTACCTTTCTCTTGCCATTCATCCATATTATTGGGGAAATATTGTTGTTTAGTTTTGTAAGATGAATGTTCTGTTAATTCTGCCTTACGAGCATTCCATACATGGTGTTCTTCGGTGGATACGACTTCAATAGATGGCATTTTGTTTACGTTTGTATGTAACTATGTTGTTTATTGAGTACATATATGTGATAACAGTTTTCAATTTTATTCAATCATTGGATATCCAAACATTTCAAAATCATTTTTAAACATTACATTTATTAATCTTATGCTGTCCTTATTCAAATATTCCATATATGATTTTGATTTTGATGGACCTTTATAATCTGGGAATCCATACTTTTGTAATTCTTCTGTTAGATTTTCCATTTTCAAAAGGGTTATATCGGGAATTAACTTATCATTTTCATCTATAACAAACTTGTATTGAGGTATATTGTGATTATCTAAATCATCTCGTTGGAAATAATAATTACGAATAGTATCATATATTTCTTCTTGACTATCTGTTTCTGTATTAAACTTTAACCAAAATATATCACTTACGATACGGTCATATGGGTTGCGTACAAATGCTAATTTTTTTAATTTATTATTGAATTCTATCTCCAATAATTCGCGATATTTATAGAGTGTTTGATAGGTTTGATGTTGTAATGAGATTTGATTTAAATTAGGGTCTGGAAAAATATTTTGTTTTCCCCATATTCTTGTTCTTGTTTTATCTAACAGATATTCTTCAAATGATGTACCCCCTGTCTTTGGAATATGAATAAACAATAGATTGTATTCTGGGAAATGCGGCATTATGTAATATGTTATGTTAAGTTTTTATGTATCTTTTTATTAAGGTCTTTTATAGAGTCTTGTTATCGAAGTCTTTTATTGAAGTCTTTTTATGTATGTTTTTATATAAAGTCTTTTATCGAAGTCTTGTTATAGAGTCTTTTATCGAAGTCTTTTTATCGAAGTCTTTTATTGAAGTCTTGTTATCGAAGTCTTTTATCGAAGTCTTTTATCGAAGTCTTTTTATTGAGGTACAGTACAGTCGGTATTTGATAACCTCTGTTATTTATGTACTGTGGTATCCGGGTTACACTACGATGTAACGGCTATATTCACCTTATAATTCTTGTATAGGGTAGTTTTACAGCATATTACCATATAATACTTATCCAGAAACGAGTGACATATTGATTATCGAGTAGGATACTTAATTTTGACTAAATTCGCACTTCATAGTCGAGCCACTAACCCACCCATATGAAATACTTTTAAGTAACCCTCTTTATAGGGACTTCTTTATAGGGACTTCTTTATAGGGACTTCTTTATATGGCCTCTTTATAACCCGATTGATAACCCACTTGATAAACCCTTACAATAAAGTCCATATGATAAACCTTACGATTCGTTTTCGTTTTTAAAAGCGTAATGAAATACCCCATACAAAGTATATAAAAGAGACCATATACTTATTGTATCGATATGGCAGAAAACACACTGGATATTGTAAATTTGATAGAAAATAACCCGGTTACCAAGTTATCTAATACATATCAGAGTAAATTACTTACTCGTATTCAAAGTGAATTTACTGAATTCGAACAACAATTATTCATAACCAGCTTTTACTGCTTCTTAAACTACCATCCTAAAAATGATTTTATTATTGATTTAGATAACGTTTGGAGATGGTTAGGATTCCAATCGAAATTTAATTCAAAAAGAATATTAGAAAAGCATTTTACAATTGATAACGATTATAAATTATTGCGTCTCAACTATGCGAACCAAACAAATAAGACACGCGGCGGTCATAATAAAGAAACTTTTTTACTTTCAGTAAAGACATTTAAATCACTTTGTTTAAAAGCTTGTACGAAACAAGCCGACAAAATTCACGAATACTATATTAAACTTGAAGAAACCTTAAACAATATTATTGAAGAAGAAAATAATGAATTAAAACAACAACTTGCATCCGCAGAAAAACTGATTGAAACCTCGGAAGAAGACAAATCTAAATTACGTGAAAAAACTCTTATAGAACAATTCCCACAAAATACACAATGCTTTTATTATGGCATTATTGATAATGTTTCTGATAAAAATGAGAGAATAATCAAATTTGGAAATTCGAATAATTTAAAATCCAGGGTAACTACACATCATAAAACCTATAATAATTTTCACTTAGTTAACGCATTCAAGGTAACAAACAAATTAGAAGTTGAAACCGCATTTAAAGAAGACACTCTAATTAAACCTCTTTTACGAACCATTATTATATCCTCTAAAAAATATGTTGAATTACTGGCTATTGATGATTTATCCTTTAATGAAGTTGATAAAATTATTAAAAATATCATAGCTAAAACAGAATATACTTATGAAAATTATATCAATTTACAAAGCGAACTCAAACAAGTCAAACAACAACTTAATCAGGCTAATGTTAATAACTGTCGCAACGAATGCATCCTATTAACCAATGAAAATAAACGTCTCGAAAAAGAAAATCATATGTTGATTCGGAAATGTAACTCATTATCTAAACAAACGGTTTCTCCTTTTAAAATGTGTAATATTGTTGATAATCACAACCAACACAATGACCTCACCTCTTCCAATGTTATTCAATCACTTAAACGACCCGTGCGAAATAAAGATGGCAAGTATAACATGAATGGCGTTATATATGATGAACTTTTTGGAAACAGAGAACAAGTTTATAATGGAACTGCGTATAAAACCAAGGCAGGGCTTACTCAAAATGATTTATTTCTCAATTCCAATGGGAAAATCATTTCTAAATTAAAATCAGTTCAAGAAACATACGCATTAAGGTTTGAAAAATACGGGATTAATCCGCCTTCAGCATAACCATTCTGAATATATACTCTATAGAATCAACAATATATATTCAAACAAACCATCTTTTCTATTTCTATTTACACATTTTAAATTAACTATTGAGAACATTGACATAAACCACACACAAAAGACATCAAATACGCCTACAAATCACCACTCATTACAAGGTTCTCAATACTCCTTTCACCTCTATATAACCCGCTTGATAAACCCTTACGATTCGTTTTCGTTTTTAAAAGCGTAATGAAATACCCTATATGAATAAGTTTTGGTTCACCCAAAGCGAAACAACCAAATAAGGCCTACCACTTCCATAAAAAAAGGACTTAGCCTCTAATTAATTACGTTACAACAATATAAATTCTCTATCTATAGGTACCCACTTCTACATATCGGACATTGACACTCTCGCATGTTCGTAGCAGCAGCAGTAGCGGCTCTTAATGTTTGGGTTAGCATACACGCCGTACACATTTGATGCCCGCATCTCAATATAACCTTTGCGGTATCACCTAACGTATCCAAACAAATAGGACAATCGTCCGTTTCAATTGCGGTTTCACGAAGTATTGGTAAAGGTTCGCGGTTCATCCATATATGTTGTACTCGTACTACCTGTTCCCTGACTACATTCTCAGCTTGTCGTCGTTGGTTACGTGCTTCTATGTTTGCCCTTACCCTATCATTATACAGGGTTTGTGATCGAAGCAAATTTTCTTTTTCAGCTATGTAATCGACATGAAATACGTTGTGTAGAGATGTCGTTGTAAACTCGCTTTGGGGGAGAAGTACACCATCATACCCCCATATCATACCAGGAAGGTCACGTTGTAACCAACTAAATTTCTGTAAATACGTTTCACGTTTTTCAGTCAGTAATATTGAGTTATCGTTTATAGACTTGGTATAGTCTTTCCAAGTATTATTGATTTTGGTCCATTTTTCTTCGGAAAACAGTATGGTTTCTTTTTTAAACCTTTGGTCTTCAACTATTTTTACTATCACAATCTCATACTTACATGCGACGTTTACTTGCTTTTTTGTTTTGAAAATTACGGCGGGAATATGTCCTTCTATTAAAAGTTGGAGCTCCGCTAACTTTTCAAATGGTATTTTGTGGGTTTTTATTTTTTCTGGAGCCGCGTGTACTTCTCCACCGCACATCTGTAATATCTTATCCACTTCAAGGTCTCTACAACTTGCTCTGGTATGTCCTACCACCTCACAGTGTCCGCATTTTGAGGGAGCTCTTGGCATTTTATATCTTGGTTGCTTGTTTGCTTATTCTACTTTAGTTTCATTACATTCCAAGAGAAAAAGGTTTTCAATTTTAATACCAATCAATATATACTCTATAAAATCAACAATATATATTCAAACAAACCATCTTTTCTATTTCTATTTACACATTCAAAATAAACTATTGAGAACATTGACATAAACCACACACAAAAGACATCAAATACGCATACAAAACACCACTCATTACAAGGTTCTCAATAGATTATTCAAAATGTATACTATATATATACATGCATAATTCTTCAACAAAAAAGAGAACACGTTGTAAGAACGGTACCCGCAAAAATAAGAAAACTGGAAAATGTGAAAAGGTTTTAGTCAAAAAATCCAAGTCTAAATCACCAGAATTACCATTATGTGCTATATGTCACGAAGATTTAAAAATAAATGATGATATACCCGATTTACCTTGTAAACATAAATTCCATCAAGCATGTATTATAGAACTCTGTAATCATAAGAATAATCGTCAGGTTTCATGTCCTATATGTAGGAATGACATTACACAAACATGTACGACCATCAATCCTATTACTCCTTTTGTAAATAAGTATTTAGATGTAGGCGAATATGGAGCCCCTGTTTATGATTGGGCTTCCATGTCTGTGGAGCAAAGAAAAGAAGCAGATAAAATTGTCACTAAATTTAAAAAGAATTTTATGGCACGAAGAAAGAGAGCTATGGCGAAGGAAACTACACAACAATTAGCACAACGAAGACAAATCGAACAAGATTATCAAGATAGGATTAACGAAGAACGATACAGATTATATAATTTCAATGGTTAACAGCCTATTCATCCACACCTCAAACGCCTACAAATCACCACTCATTACAAGGTTCTCAATACTCCTTTCTGAATATGTATTCTATAGAATCAACAATATATATTCAAACAAACCATCTTTTCTATTTCTATTTACACATTTTAAATTAACTATTGAGAACATTGACATAAACCGCACACAAAAAGACAGCATATACACCTACAAAACACCACTCATTACAAGGTTCTCAATACTCCTTTCTGAATATGTATTCTATAGAATCAACAATATATATTCAAACAAACCATCTTTTCTATTTCTATTTACACATTTTAAATTAACTATTGAGAACATTGACATAAACCACACACAAAAAGACATCAAATACGCATACAAATAATGGATTATATTGAGAACATTGACATAAACCACACACAAAAGACATCAAATACGCATACAAATAATGGATTATATTGAGAACATTGACATAAACCATACCATATAGCACTCTACAATCCACACCTCATACATCTAATATTATATAAGGGAATTTATTGTAGGTATCAACTAATATATAGATAATGTATAGACTCCACAGCATATATGCTATCCAGAAATGAGTGGGATATTGAGTTTTGACGATTTACCTACAAAATTGATTTATATAATAATATAATATTCATAATAACAAAGTATTTCAACAAAAGAACACGAATCAAGATGGAACCACGTCAATTAATCAATATGCATAGAATTTGTATTGTTAAACATGCGTCTAATGTTTGTTACATGCGTCCAACTAAATTTATTCAACCAGTACAGGTATCACCTATTAAAATAACAATACGTGATACTCCTAATCATAGGTAGGCATCATCTCTCTTTACAAACCTCTTTTACAAACCTCTTTACAAACCTCTTTACAAACCTCTTTACAAACCTCTTTACAAACCTCTTTACAAACCTCTTTACAAACCTCTTTACAAACCTCTTTACAAACCTCTTTACAAACCTCTTT